GGGTCTTTTCCGGCAAGTTGTTCCTGAAATGCCTGCCGTGCGGAATCGAGCGCCTGTTTGTATTGGAGGGAGTTCTCCAACCCCGGTGTGACTTCCTTCGGGGCGGTGCGCACAAGGGCATCTCGCTGATCGCCATACGTTTGATCCGCGTTGATAATGGCATGGGCCTTCCAAAGTTTGGATTCTCTTAGGTCGGCCGCAGAAGACGTACCCGGCGTTACGTCCCTGTCTTCGTTTGCGACGATATTAGCAACCTGACGCACGGTCAGTTGGTTAGCTTTCATATCGTCGCAAGCTTCAGGCGGCATTCCCGGCGGCGCCGGAGCTGGTGGCGGCTCGGTCGCTGATCGCGGCGTGGTGAGATGATCGACCAGCTGATCCGCCCACGAGCCCGAGCCGGTCTGCGCGGCCAAGCCCGGAAAGGCGTCGGCGATCTTCCCCTGTTCGAGCGACTGGCCGTAATCGCCATTCATGTAGTAATTGCCATTGACGATGGGCATACCGTGAACCTTTGCCGGATTTCAGTTGGGAGAAGCTGTCATTCCGAGGAGTCCGTCCGCGGCGGACGACGAGGAATCTGCTGTTTCGATAGACAGAGAAAAGCAGATCCCTCGCTTCTCCACCCCGGATTCGCTCGGGATGACAACTCTCGGAACGTCGTTCGATTCAGTTCTCAGTGAATTGCTTAGTAGCCGATCGGTCTCGCCAACCCATCGATGAATGCCCCGCTGCGCGGCGAATCGGAAAACACCTGGAAGCCAGTATCGAAATAAAAAATAAATGCCGCGGAGAGTCCTCCCGACGTTCCATAAATCGGGAAGACGGTTTGGTCGCCGACCTCGAAATAGTCGATGTCCTTCATCACTGCGCGTCCCCAATGCGACAGGTCGAGAAAATCCACGCGGGTCTGGTCAGCGCTGATGGAAGATTTGATGGGCACGCCGGACATGGTCTTGCGCCCGGAAAAGAGCAGATCGAGATCGTTGGCACTGCCGGCCGCGTTCTCTTTGATCACCTGGCTGATGGTGATGCCCAGATTTTCCCAGGCGTGTTCCTGCTCGACCGAGGTGTAAGCGATCAGCTTGCCGAGCTGGCCGATGCCCAGGGCCTTGCGCACTTTGTTGATGGCCAGGCGCACGTAGCCGGGCACCAGCGCGGAATTCGCGGCGTTGACGCGCGGCGTCTGCAATTGCTGCGGGTAGGTCGCGCGGTTGAGGTTCATCCACGTGCCGGTGGTGGCGTTATTCTGGTGATACTTTATGCCAAAGACCGAAGTGGGCTGCGCGCCGGAGAGCCCGTCGTGCACGATCACGTCGGTGGCCACGGTTCCGGCCGGCAAGGCGTCCACGGTGATCGTCTGCGTGGTGCTGATCGGATCGGCGGCCACGACGTTGCAGGAGCCGCGGTTCGTGGTGATGGTCGTGTCGTAGATCTGGATCGTCTGCCCCACGTAAACCAGCGCCGCCCCGGGCGGCGTGTTCATGGTGAGCGTGGTGCCGCTCACGGAACCGATCGCGCCCAGCACGCCGTTTCCGGCGGTCTGCAAAACTTTGTCGAGAAAAGCGCGGAATTGCTTCATTCCGTTGGCCACCTCGCGCTTGGCCGCGTTTTCGATGGCCTTCTCGCGCGCATTGGTGCTGTATTCGACGAGCTTGCTGATTTCCACCGCGAAGCGGAAGAAAATCGGCGAAATCTGCGCCACGTCGTAGACGCTGCCCGAGCCTCGTCCCAGGTCGCCGCCATCGGCGTTGTAGGAGCCGGCCTTGCCTCCGGGATTCACCTGCAGCGGAATGCGCATATTGCGCGAACTGACTTTTTCGATGTCCCCGCGCTGCTGGATCATGCTGAGCAGGACGTCGTCGCGTTCGTACAGCAGCGGCACCTTGTCCCGCACTTTCTCCAGTTGCAGCGCAATGGTCTGCGTATTTTGCATTTGCGCCATCGTGTTTTCTCCTTTTTGCAGTAGCGCCGGTGTCCCCGGTAAGGGGAGCCCGGCGCGTTAATACAGTGGCACAGCCACTTCTGGCCGTGCGGGTTTGGCTTGTGCCGCTCACTCTGGCCGCACTGCGGCCATGTTCGCGGTGTCCTGCGAATAAATTTCGGCGAAGCCCTCGCGAGCTTAGGCGCCCCGCGAAGACAGGCGTCATTCTGAGCGCCGTGTTTCGGGCGAGGAATCTCTCCTTGTATTCAGGCAGGACAACAGCGCTCGCTTGCCCTGCAGGCCATCTCGGTTGAAGGGGCAGTCAGGTGTGTGTTAGCGTTCGCGTCATGCGATACGCCCTTGTAGCGGCGCTGACGCTATTCGCCCTAGCGGCGCTAGCTGCTCCGCAAAACACCGCGAAACGCAAGATTCCTTGCAAAACGCCCGAGAATGCGGCGTCGTGTTATTGGACCCGCGGCCGCCTCACATGCTGCAACGGCAACCCAGCCACGCGCATGTGGAAAGTGGGCACCAAACGAATTATGGGTATTCTCAGCGGCCCTAACTCTCAGCGTCACGACCTGGAGGACAGCTTACATCCGGAACTCCCATCGAACCTAGAAAGAGCCTATGAAGCCGAGTACAAACGCAGGGTAGCGATGAAAGATCCGGATGCCGGCGATTCTGAACCTGTGTTCGGCGACTTCGAGGTATGTCCGCTCGAACCGGAGCGTCCGGGTTGGATGCAACCCGTATGTATCGAATCAGCAACAAATATCTTCGTAGAATGGTTTAAACCAACGCACCGATAAATACCGCCTTAAGCGAGTCTGGCTATTTGTCAGTCCTTCCGGATAATCCTTCACGACAAATGAGAGCTACAGGTCGAGGATCTGCTCGTCGGTCATGCGGGAGTAATCGATGTTTCGAGGACGGAGCGCGTTCGCGGGAACCGAGGCAGGCAGACGCCCGCCGGTGATGTCGCGCCGCGAAGCCGCTGCATCCACGCGCGCCACGCGAGCGCGGTCGGAAGCGAGTACCGAAGAAGTCCACTCCGCGACGACGCGCCGCGCCACCTCCGGCATCGCCGCGCGGGCGCGAGTGGAAATCAGGGACACCACCTGCTGCTTTGTAGCGGGATCGAAATGCCAGCCGCGCAGAATCTCGCCCACTTGCCGGCTGAGCTCGCGATCGGCGGAAAGCGTGGCGTGCAGCTCGTGGAAAATGTCGTCCCCGATGCGCCGCCGCGCGCCTTCGCCGATGCCTTCGGGCAGCGTGGAACTGAGCGTGCGGTCGATGGCCTCCCGTGTGCCCCGCGCTACATCTTCATTGGTTGCGGATTCAAATGCGCCATAGGCCTCGGCCGGGAATGCCGCGTTGCCGCGGTTGTCGGAGGAAATTGGATTGTGCGCCGAGGCGCCCGCTTCAGGCGAGCGCGCCGCTTGCGCCAGCGACTTCGCGGGCGCATTCGGCGCCTGCGCATCGTTCACGCCGAGTTGCCGTGCCAGCTCCGCGAGCGCTTGCGGATCGCGCGACGCCAGCATGCGCGCGCTTTCCGCGAGCATTTCGCGAAATGCCGCGGGATCGCTCTCGTAGAGCCGCCCAGCCAAACCCGAACGCGCGCCGGGATCGCCGCTGAAGTAAGCGGCGTCCAGCGCGGCCACGTTCTGAGCCGCTTCGCGCCATTGGCGCGCCTCGGCTGCAGCCGCAGGCTGCGTCTCCATTTGCTTCAGCCACGCGGGTTCACCCTGAGCGGCTTTCGCGAAGGGCTCACCCTCCGCATTTGCGCCAGGTGCAAGAGGCACTCTCGACATAGGGGCAAGCGGATCGCGCGTCAGCGTATTGGTGTTGTCGAGCCCCACAGGGGCCGTGGCCATCACGGCGCCCTGCGGGCTAAAGGAAGTCCCGGCCGTCAACGAAGTCGCCGGCGACCCCAGGAGCTCCAAATCATCTTGCGGGGCAGGCGACTGCGCTGCGCTTTCCGCGGCGATCTGTTCTAGGTCGAGATCCAGGATCTGTTCGTCCGTCATTCCTGCCGTGCGCGCTGCCAGCGCGCTCGCACTGCTTCCCTGCTGCATTTTGTCCTCCGAATCGAGACGTTACGGCACCCAGGCCGAAGTCCCCGGCAAGGGGAGCTTCGGCCGCTAAAGAAGTCACGGCGCTTTTCGGGCCTAAAGATGTCACACCCGGCAACGCCGTATTGGTGTTGTCGGGCGCTGAAAAGCCGCGCGGAGACGCGGCGTTTTCAGCGCTTAAAGAAGTCCTGCTGCCGCGCGAGAGCCGCGGCATGTTCCGCGGCGTGCGCGCGCACGTTGGCGAAGCCCGCGGGATTCTGCACCCGCGCGATTTGACCGGCATCGGAGCTAGCCCAGCGCCGGCATTCCTCGAACTCTGTGGCGTGATCATCGAGCAACTCGTCCACCGGCACCGTCGATCGAACGGCAAGTAAGCCGGGCGCAAGCGTTTCAGGTGTCGAGCCCGCAAAAGGCGTGGCCATCACGCCGTTTTGCGGGCTTAACAAAGTCTGCCCCGTTAAGGCAAGCGGCCCGGCCGTCAGCAAAGTCTGAATCTCGCGCAACTGCTTGTTGCGCGCGTCGTCGCCCGGCACGACGAGTTCACTCAAGCCTACCAGCGACTTGATGAACCCGAGATTGGCCGGCTCGCGCAGCGCGGCTTGAATGGTGGGATCGGGATTGGCCATGAGCTGCTGCAGAACGGCGCGTTGCTGCGATTTCAGGCGCGGGAAAGTCTCGTCGGATTCCGGATGCGACTGAATATTGCCCTTCAGGTTGGCCAGGCGGATGAATTGCGCCTCGAATTCGCCGCCCGCGCCGAGAAACGGAATCTCCACGTCGCCCGGCCGGTTCTTGCGGAAGCAATCGACCGCCAGCAGCATCAAATCGCAGTAAAACGTTTTCAGCCGCCGCCACACCAGTCCCAGCCGCCCGAGCGCCTGGTCGCGAGCCATGGCATAGCCGCTTGCGGTTTTTACGTTTTCCATTTCCCCGCCGAAGACGGCCGGAAAAAGTCCGGTGAGAAATTGCGCGATGGGTCCGATCAGGTCTTGCTGGTGACGCAGCATGTCCGGCGGCACCTGCGCGGGCGCAGGCTGGAAGAATCCGTCCGCCAGGGACATTCCCGGACGCGCGCGCGCCGGATAATGCGCCGCGGGCTCCGCGGTTTGATTTGCCAGCGCGTCAAAATCGAGCACCTGCGGATCGGCATAGATCGGCGGAATGCCGTATTCATAAGTCTCCGCCTGCATATTGGAGAGCGTGTTGTAGCGCTCCTGCACGTCGATCAGGGAATCGCCCACGCTGGGACGATTCTGACCGTCGCCGGGCAGCGCGTGCATCACGCGCCAGCAGTCCTCCATGGATTCATTGCGCGATTCGCAATACGTCTCGCCCGCGAACGCCACGTAGCAGCCGTCAGGAAACAGGCGCAGAAGCTGATCGCGTACCGCGGCATCTTCGATGGAATAAAACGCCCACGGCCGCATCCAGGTGCGCGAAAAAGTGATGAGATTGAAGAGCGCGTCGCCGGGGTGAATCGTAGGCATGCCTTGCGACACGGCAATGCGCGTGGCCCGCGCGTAGATATCATCCGCGGCTTGCGGACCGCCCATCTGAATCTTATCGGCTGCGTGCGGAAAAGCGGCTTTCAGCTTGGCGCGGTGCACTTCCATCTGCCATTGCAGATAGGGGAACTCGTGCTGCTCGTTGGCCCACACCGGCGTATTCAGTTCGAGACCGCCGACGATGGAGATCACCTCCTGGCCGTTGGCCACGCGCCGCGTGCCCACGGTTTGCGGCACCGGTACGAGCGGCGCCGGACGAAAATCGTTCGCGCCGAGCCTCGCGCCGCATTGCGGGCAGATCGTGCCGGTCAGAAAACCTGGCGGCCCTTGCCCCGCGCTGTCATTCTGAGGCCCGGTTCGCAGGGCCGAAGAATCTCTCCGTCGGTTTTGCTCTGCATTTGCAGCCCAGGGTGCGCTCACGCCCAGGCGCGAATGCGCCGTCACTAAAGAGGGCGCGAGCGACCCTGGGGATTTTTCCGTCGCTGCGGCGCCACCGCCGCCCTCGTCGCCCACTTCAATCTCCGCCCCGCACTGCGGGCAGACGTAAGCGTCCCCGCCCAGCCGAACCCAGCGCTCCTCGAGCACCAGTTCGTCGCGCCAGCCGAAGCGTTGCCCATCGGCAACGTAACGCACGTAGCCGCCGATTTTGCCGTCGGTCCAGAGATAAAATCCCACGCCCGTGAGCAGCTGCTCCACGCGATTGTTCTGCTCCACCAGGTCCGCCACCTGCGACGCCGCCTTGGCCGTTTCGATATCGGCTTCATTCAGTGTGGACTGCGGATAAAAACGCGTGGCCGGCACGTCCTGGCTGATTACCGAAACGAACGACAGCCCGAACGCCTGGTAGAGATTGGTGACGAACTGGTAGCGAGGCATATCCGCGAGTGCCGAGTCGTCGTAGATTTTCGCTTCCCACGGCAGGTGCCAGTTCATGTCCTGCGGATTCCACCAGGCGTACTGCAGCCCTTGCCAGAAGAGCCGCGCTTGGCGAATGCGCCGGATTTCGTGCCGCCGCGCGACGATTCCCTCCTGGCGGAACTGCACTACCAGCTCCCGCAACGCATTCACCAACCGCGGCGCCGCTTGCTCCAGGCGCTCGTTATTCGGGCCGAGCGCTTGCGCCTGCGGATCATTCTGCGAGTCGAGCGCCAGCGAAATGCCGGCGCCGGGCTGCACCGATTGCGTGGGCGCATTGCCGTCGGCTTCGACGGCTGCGCCGCGCTGCGTGTCTTTCAGGATCGCGTTTTCAGACGTGCTCATCTGCCCTCATGATTGGGGATATACGTGCCAGGCTAAAGCTCGGCGCTACATTCCGGTCAGCGCGGTGCGCTCGCTCCGCGCTCATGTTCCCGTTCGCGAGCACGCGCCTCTCGCGCGGCCTCGATCTCGCGCGCCGCGAAGATCTGCTGCCACGACCGCCGCCGTATCGGTGCAATCTGTGCCGGGTGCGCCGGCGGCGCTTCGATCGGCGGCACGCCGGCCGTGCCCAGCAGCGAATTGAGCAACGCGCGGTTCTCCGCGCGCAGCCGTTCGATTTCCGCGCGCTCTCGCGCGACTTGCGTCTCGAGCAGGCGCACGTAGCGGCTGCGCATCCCCTGCCGCACTCTTGCGAGCCAATCCATCATGTTGTCGATCGTTAAGGGCACACGAACCTTTCATTCTGAGGCCGCTCCTGCGGGCCAAGCATCTCTCTTTGCCCGAGGCAAGCTATACCGTCAGAATTCGTCGATCTTGAGGATTAGACAATTGCGAAAACAAGCACTTACTTCGTGGGAGCCGGATCTGGTTTTTCTTCCGTTTTTGCCGCAGTCTGAGGCAGGTCTCTCTTGATAAGCTCGCAGGCCGCTTTTACCGAGCCATTTATGCTGGACTTATCGGCAACGCCGACTAGATCTCCATTTGTGCGATACACGCCAATCTGGCTTCGCCCGATTTTCCAATTCAGCCGCACAATGTAATCGGCCTTGCGCCGCTCCGCGCTCACCGTCACCTCTTTGCACGACTCCGAAAAATCGCGCGACATCTCGATCGTGCGATCCTCGACAGTCGTAGTCCTCTCGTCGTACGAGGGGCTCTTATATCCCTGGGTGCGCCGAATTGCATTCGGCGCGATAAAGACGCGCCGTTTCTCTTGTGCTCGCAGCGGCAAAACCAGAGGCAAGGCGGCGACGCCGATCAGCATTACGATGCCGATCCGGATCAGCAAAACGAGGGCAATCCGCACGGCAGGTCCTCTTGGCCGTGCATCATATGCCGCAGGATCGAAAGGTGTCAATCGTTCCCGGGCCTTCCTGCGGGCGCCCCGCGTTCGCCGCGTCAATTGACCTTCGGCTTATCGCGGAAGAGATAAAGAAGATTGGCCAGGGGCTCATTGACGGCCTTGGGATGCGCCATAAGGTAATTCCCAATCTTTTCCTCGTAATCGTAAGGACTAGACGAATATGTCTCCGCCGGCTGATTCGCATAATTCAGAAGACACCAGATATAAGCTTCGAGAAACCCTTCGCGCTCATCTGGCGGAACTAACCAGGTGCGTTCTGTGCTCCACCAAATGTTGCCAAGATATCTGCCTTTGGGCTTTTGGTTCCATCGATCGCGCCTTTGCGCCGGGGTTGGCAGAGGAATTTGGGGAGCAAGCATTCGCCAGACGTTCAGCACCAGCGCGTTTTGGTCATCGGTGTGCGCTTTGTAGTAGGCGTTGATGGCGCTCACCACCTGCACGGGCCAGCTCGAGAACGTTTCATCATGAGCGATCCACGTCAGGTAATCCTGTGCCCCTTGGACAAAGCCCAGCCGCTCTGGTGACTCCGCATTATCGAGCCACCAGTGGCCGTCGAAACGCCAATCCTTTTGTACCGGGAATTCAGGACTTACGTAGTAAGGATATTTCCGCCGGATCGGCGGCAGCGGGCCCCGCTTACCGTCAGTGCGGTCCCGAAACCGCGAGAGAATCACGGCAACAGCCTCGTTTTCTCCATTCCGGCTAGAAGCGACGTGGTCCCAAACATGATCATCGTAGTAGCCGACAGAACGCGAGTACTTCTGCGGCGGATCATTCAAGTAGGTCTGCAAGCAACCGAGATAACCCTGCAGATAGCCTATCCGCTCTGGATACGAGCCCTGCTTGTACCAGTTGCCGTCGAGAAAGCCGTGTGGATGCCTGTATCGTTCGCCGTCCTCGGGATGGGTTCGCACTGGCAGGTAGGCTTCGACCTTGGCCCATGCTTCCACGATAGACAGCGTTTGGTCTCGTGGATGGCTCTCATAGTGCTTGCTAATGGCTTTGTCGACGTCCTCGAGGTCACCACCCCGAGGTCCCTGCAAATCGGCATCTGACCAACAATCGGCAACTCCGATCAGGAATCCCGTTCGCTCCTCCCTTTCTGCGGAGGCCCACCACCGCCCCTCATACGCGACGATCTCTTTCGCTCGACCCGCTGCGTGTTTTTCAACGGTGGCCTCATCCGGCCGACATAACCCCGTAGTGGAGAAAACGGCCGCTAGACACACTGCCCACATAGCCCTAACGCAAAAATCACCGCTGCTTTGGCGCATAGTAACGAACTGGACGGGTGCCGTCAGGAAACGCTTGGTCAGCAGGAACCACGTTGCGCCTTGCTCCGACATTATTGACAATGGGCGCCTCACCTTGCATTTCCGCCAGGCCCGGGTGATCTTCAGGGCGAACCGTGACCATGTGTCCATGATTGGGCATCCCCGTACGCGGATTAGTTCCTGGATTACGTTGCACACCTATCACGCCCACACCCTGATTAGCAAGGTCCTGAGCCTCAGTGGGAGAGACCTGTTGCCAGTCCTTCGATCCCTGCAACTTGTTTGCCGCGTCGTTCGCCACTCTGTAGTTACCACCAGGAGAATACCGCAGGTCGTCTAAGGGACCGCCGATTGCCTTGATCGTTTCCCCGGTGGCCACATTGCAGAAGGTCGGATCTCCCTCGTTACCGCTCCATTGGTATGCGTCGTTCTGCCTCACGGCATCCTGCGCCTGAGTCAGTTTGCCCTGTGGCGTCCAGGGAAGTTTCGCATCCGGCACAGATGGGGCCTTGGGCGACGGCGGCGACGGCGGCTGTGGCGAAAAGATATCGAGCATGTCGTCCAGCCAAGATCCACCTCCACTACCATTCTGATTGTAGATGTCGTCCAAACCAAACCTCCCGTGGAGTACCGCGCTTGCCAAAATCGCCGGAGTTCCAAATGTAGGCAACGCAGACCACGCTGTTATCGCGGCGGCGGCGGCCAGCGGCGATGTGGGAGCTTCGGGGCGCGCCCGGCGCGGCGCTCCTCGGCCAAAAATTTCTCCGTCCAGATGTGCCGCGAAGTCAGATCGGCGGTGCTGATGCGCTCAGCCACGCGCTGCTCGATGGGCGCGCGTCCCGGCCCCAGGCGCGATTTAAGTCCGTAGCGCGCGCTGTCCGCCGGATCATCGCCATCCATTTTCTGGACGTCTTCCACGTTTGCCGGATCGCGCACCAACGTCGGCAGGCAATCGATCAGCCGCTCGCAGTGGTCGGCGATCAGCCATCTGTCGTCTTGCAGCATCTGGTAGATCAACATCCAGCCGCCCACACGATCGTCATCGGCGGGAATCGGCCGCGGCAGGCCGTTTTTCTCCAGCACTTCGCCCAACTGGTCGGCAATCGTCAATTCCGAAGTGTGATGCGCAAACGCATCCGGCGAAAGATAAATCGATTGAATTTTCTCGCCTTTATTCCGCTCCACAATCGCCTGCGCCAGCATGCCCGGCGAGAGATGGTTCTGTACAAACTCTCGATAGGTGATTACGCCCCGGCCGTTCTCTGAGCCCGCCTGCCCTGAGCCTCGAAGGGTGCGGCCAGCACCTGAGCCCGTGCCGCCTGCACCCGAGCCCGTGCGGCCAGCACCTCGGCCCGTGCGGTCCGTTGTCTGGACTCCGGTGGAGTCCACCGGACTCCTGAAACCGGAGCCAGCACCCGCGTGCCAGTAAACCGCGCTGGGATGCTCGAAGCCCCAGTCGATGGAGATCCACCGCGGCCACCACGCTTCGAGACCGAGTGGCTCGGCGCGCGCGGTATGCCGCCGCACATCAAAAAGATCGAAATACTGTCCGGCGAAGACGTTCCAATCGCCTTCGAGAAACGCCTGCCGCAGGTGCCGCGGAAGCGCGTTCAGCGTCTTCAGATAATCCGCGTCGTCTTTGTAGATCGGATTATCGGCAATCGTGGCGCGAATGAAGGCGTAGTCGCTCGGATCGTATTGCCCCGGACGGTCCATCCCCGGCGCCGGCCGCCGGTCCACCCAGAGCGCCTTCACCCAGGCGTGCCCGATATTGCCGGGGTTGGTCGCCGCGGCCATATTGGGAGTCGTCCTCGGAACCGCGCAGCGATTGCGGCTGGTGAGAAATTGCCACTGGCCCAGCGTGAAGTGGGTGAGCTCGTCAATTCCGATAAAGAGAAATTCCGCGCCCTGGTATTGATAGACGTCATTTTCGCCCGCGGAATAGCCGAAGCGGGTGGTCGAGCCATTGTGCCAGGTGATGATGTGCTTCGCTTCGTCGTAGCTGCGGTAAAGGTCGCGCGGCACGTCCCGGCGAAAATAGCTGATCAGCGAACCCTCGAGTTCCGGAAACGTGCGCCGCAGAAGCAGCGTGTCCACATTGTCAGTGCCAACCGCTTGGCTAATCGCTTCCCAGAGTAGCGCTTTCGTTTTTCCCGGGCCCGCGGCTCCGCCAAATAGCCGATACTTCGCCCGGCAATCGTGAAACTCCTGTTGCCTTTGAAATGGCGTGTAGTAATCGGAAATCCGAACCGTCTGTTCGGCTTCCGCCGCTTGCGCCGAAACCTGCGGCGCCGCAGCTTCCGGCTGGAACTCCACGCCTGTGTTAAACGGCGCGTAGCTTCTTGCCCACGGCGTAAGCCGCCGTTCCGCCGAGCAAGAGCGCGCCAATGGCGTAGTGCTGCACGCTGATGATCACTCCGGCGGCAAACGCCAGTACGCCCGCGAATTCCACGATCTCGCCGATTTTCTGCTTGCTCCACGATGCGCTCACTTCTCGCCTCCTTCTAATTCTTCCGGCTCGTGATTGATTGCCTTATGTGCGGGCAAAGGTATATCCCAGATAATGCGCACACGTCCGGAAGTTCCCGCCGTGGCCGGTTTGCCATAAGCCCAATCGGCAAACGTCTCTAAGGCCCGGAGCCTCGTCGCGGCGCCGCGGTCGTTGCTCTTCTCGATGACCTCGCATCCGAGCGCCGCCGGGTTGCACGCCGCAAAGATCGCCAGCGCTAACTCGCGATGGTTCCGCGGAATCGGATGGGCTTTTGTCAGCCTCGGCGGCGTTTCGACTGCATCCTTGTGAGCCTTGACGGCGAGGCGCTCTGCGCCCCCGTCGCCCTCGCAATCATTGCGTTCGATCTGTTCCCCAGCCGCGCGCTCTTCCGCCGCCGGGGAATTTTCGCCAATTCGCTTCCTTCCCATGTCAGTAGCCCCAGCACTGATAGCGGATCACGTCGCTCGCCGTGCCCGTAATGGTCATGGCTGTCGCCGACGTATAGGTAAAACTTACGGCGTTCGTCACCGTGGTCTGATCGCTGCCGTTGCAGGAGTAGGTCGTTGCGCCAGTCCATACATCGTTGCCACTAAAGGTCACGGCCAGAGTCCCGCTGGCAAGCGTGCCCGTGGTCTGCACGCGATGCGTCCAGATGCGCGAGTTGGTTCCCGAATCGCTCACTGGCGTGGTTGCGCCGGTAATGAGCGCGCCGTTCACCTGCGTCTGGTTGACCCCGGCGCCGATGCTCAGCCCGGTAACAAAATTCCGTATCCACGGATTGTTGATCACCGCATTGGCGAAGCTCTGCGATCCGCCAGTGGCCGTATTCGTTAGGCTGATTCCTTTGCTGCCCGCCCCGCTCGCCCCAAGACACTTTAGCCCCGGAGTGATGGTCAGGTTATCGACCACCGGGTTGTTAGCCCCACTGGTGAATACATCGAGGCAGTCTGCCGTTGAAGATGGCGGCATCAGGCAGCGCACATTCCCAATGGTGATGTTCCCGATCACCTGTCCTGTGGTAGTGCCAATCTGCATGCAGGGCTGAGTCGTGCTCCAGCCATTCACCGGAGTGATGCTGATCGTATTGGTGTCGCCGCCCGCGTTAAGATTGACCGTGAAGTTCCTGGAGTCCAACGCCTGAAAAGGCATGAGGCTGCTGGAATTGGTCTCGTGAACGATGCCGTTTATGGTGAAGTCGGCCGAATCGTTCATGATGATCCCGCCGCCAAACGCTTCGATCCCGTTATCGTCCACGATCACATCGAACTGGCAATGCGCGGCGCAACTGCCGGAGAACATCGCGTCATTACCCAAAGAGCCGGTCAGGGAAATGCGCATCTTCACATGGGAGTCTATGGGACCCAAGCCATTACAGTTCCAGCCACCCTTAAAGCCGGTATCCGCTGTTTGAACCGTCGCGTCGATGTTCACGAACGAGATCGGCGCGGTTCCGCCAGGCTGGTTATTCGGGCAGAGCTTAATCGCGATTCCAGTTGCGCTGGATTCTACTAAATCACCGTGGCGGGTGGTGATCGTGACATCGCTGATCGGGTTGTGTGTGGCTGGCGTGCTGTTGTCGATAACGATGAGGTGATCGCTCGCGGCAGGACTCCATACGTCGAGTGAGTGATGCGAGCCGCCGCTGATGTTCACAAAGCCCGCGCCCGAATCCGTGCACGTAGAGGAATTGGCGTTGAGCTCCACGTTGTCGAGCGTGATGTTGTTGACGGGTGTTGCCGGCGTGTCCACAACCAGCGGAGCGCAGGTTCCCGAACTGACCGTACTCAGGCCGCCGCCGCGAATGGTGAAGTTGTTCGCGCCATTGCCCAAGTGGAAAAGATTTGTTGAGCCGGTTAGCTGCCGGATCGTGACACCGGGAGCCATTTCTACCGTGATGTTCGCTGCCGTAGGATTTAGCTCTGCCGTCTCGGTATCGTTCGCCGCGACGAAG